CCCCTATTATTAGATTGCTGTTAGTAGAATCTGATCACCTGTTGAATCGTCATATTGTGACATTACCCAAGTTATATTTGTTAACCACTAAAAATCTGTTGCTACACGCTTAGTAATCTTAGAAATAGCAACTTCTGCAGAACCATCGTTTAGAGTTCCCAGCATCTGAATCTCACCTTCTGCGTTTTGGTGTAGTTTCTACCAGTGTGCCTGTTCTAAAAAAGGTAGATGTTGGACCTTTAATACTTTCGCCATCTACAAAGCTATCGTTCGCTTCACTTAGTACGATAAATGTTTTTGCGCCACGTTGTTTGATGATCATGTAATCTGTGTTAAGATCACTGTCTGCAGCAAAGAAACCGCTTAGTCTAATACCAGCATTTGAATCGCTAACTGTTGTGCCGAAAGATCTAATTACATCAATACCGTTTATGTCTTTTCTTAATGGTCTTCCCATGATTATTTCTCCTTTGTTTAATCATTGCCGTTCTAGGGTCTACGCGGTGGATATCCGCATAAGTCCTACTGCTTAGGTAGGCACCTATATTTGACAAAAGTATTTATCAAAAATTGTCAAGTCATAAAAATAGGCCCCGTAGGGCCTATTTTATTTAAACTAAACTACCTATTACTGGAAGCTTACATTACCTGAAGTAATGCCAACCTTACCTAGGTAGTCACTTGCGTTACCGAGCGACGACGCAGTGTTAGTTAGTTCTACATAACCATAACGAGTCATGAAGCTAACAACTGGTTCGAAAGTATTCGGATCAAGCACAACACCTGAGCTCATCAGTGGGATGTATGGGCAGTAGAATGCCGCCGCATCTGATTCTGATGAACCTTTGTAACCGATGAGTACTGCTGAGTCATCGGCTGCATATGTGTTAACATATACTTTCATCGCATTGTTTAGAGTACCAACCATCTTAGTGTTAGTTGGTGCTTCAAAAGTACCTTCAGTTGTACGAGCAAACGCTGAAGTAGTAGCTGACTGAAGAATTGTAAGCGCGAATGGCGATACAACTGCCCAGTTACCAGCACCACGACGTGTACGCTGTGCAATCAAGTTGCTTACACGGTTGATTTGAACAGCAAGTGCTGCGTGCTCGTCACCAACGAATGTAGCAGTACCACTTACAGAAGCCTGATCATAAGTCTGATAAGTGCCAGCAAGTGAACTTAAAGAATTAAGTACTTCTTGGTCGATTTCAGCAGTAATCTCTTGAGCAAGTGCTGCCATGATTTCTGCTTCTACGTCGATGCCATGCTGTGACTGTGCGTCTTGTGCAGCTTCGAAAGTCCAACGTGCGCTGAGCTTACGAGTTTTAGCTTCGACTGTTTGCTTCAAGATCTGAATGCTTAGTCTGTTACCGACTGTACCTTCTGCTGCCGCAGTTGGGTTAGCTTTTGCAGTTGTAGCATTACCTGAGTATGCTTCAGCAATCTTGAATGGGCTTAGAGCTTCTTCACCTGCTACTGCACCTGAGGCGCCTGATCCAAACGAGTCCGAATAGCGAACACGTAGGGTGTGGATTTGACCCACAGGTCCTGTCATTGGCTGTACGCCAACGAGTTCGTTTGCAATGACTGTTGGCATTACACGACGAATAACTGGTAGGATAACACGGTTAAGTGTTGCGACATTACCGGCAGAAGTAGCACCAGCTGTGGCAGTTTCTGAAAGATACCTACGAGTATTTTCCAGTGTGCTTGCCATAACAGCTTTTTTGTTGCCTGAAAGGCCTTCGAGAAGTGCTGACTTCGTATCCTGCCAGCGACTTTCTAGTAGTTCTGACATTATTATCTCCTTAATTTAATCCAGCAAGACGACGTATGTCTAATACATTAGATTCGTCTGCTTTAAGTTGTCAATTTTTTGGTTGTTCCGTAACGGTTGCCTGTGATTTCTTTGCCCTTCTGTAAGGGGTGCCTTACGCTTTGCTGGAGTATTTCCGTCAATAACTGATGGTAAGTACTTGTCAAAAGATTTTTGAAGTCTATCGGTTTGTACTGATTCCAGTAAGTCTGTCATAATCTCACGCTGATATTTGCCTAGTGGCGAAATCAATGAGCTCATAATTTTTGTTCTCTTTGCTGATTCAATAAGTCTAAACTTATCTTTACTAACTGATTCTGCAAGAGTTTTTGCTTTAGTAGCAAATGCTTTCGCTTCTACTAATTGCTTATCTTTAACATTTAATACGTCCATAAGCTTACTAACTTCTGAATTTTCATTCAAGTGTGAAGTTGTATACTCATTAGCAAATGCTTCAAATATCTTACGACCGAAGTCGTTGCTTCGTGCTGCGTCAATATCTTCTTTCAATGCGTGGATTTCACCTTTAAGTGATTTGCCAACCATTTCAGATACTGCTGTAGCACTTCTTTCGATAAAGTTAGTTTAACTTTTGCGAAGTGTGTTTTAGCTTCACGTACAAGGCGTACCTTGGTTTCAGCTAAGTCGTTTTTATCTTCTGCAAATTCTGCAATTTCACCTGCTAGAGATTCAACAACAAACTCTTCTAACTTGGCATATGATTCAGCCATTGCTAGTTTGTCTGCTCTTAATTCTTTAATTTCGCCTGCTAAGTTCTCAGCGACGAAACCCTTCAGTAGATTAGCATTTTCACGCATTGCAACAGCATATTTGCTTTTGCTTCTGCGAGCTGCTTGCGGTCTTCCACAAACTCTGTAATCTCTTCAGCAAGACGCTCAGATAGCATTGAGTCGATAGCTTCAACCATAGTTGACTTATCGTGCTCATACTTTGAAGCAAATTCTTCACGTAACTCAGCAGTTGCCTGCATTTTGTTTTCCTGAATCTTTGATTCCCAAGCTTCTTCTATTTGATCTCTAATTTCAGTTGAAACAACGTCATTTTCAAATAGAGTTTTTAGTGCATCTATCATTTCTTTCTCCTGTTTCATTGGAGTTTACTAATCATACTGATTAGTGATTCCTTAAGATACTTTTGTGCCTTTACATCGTGCTTAGTTGCCTGTGCTAGTTCCCATGCCTTCATTCCGCCACGTGCATTCATTAAATTTTCATAAATTGCTGTGGGGTATGCACCAGGGGCGCTAGGCTGAGCCACAACGTCCACAGTGATTATTTCAAAGTCGGAAACGTTTCCGCTTCCGTCTTCTGATACGTTACCACTACCACGCGACGAGACGCCTAGTTTAACGCCTGCCTCAAGCATCGTTTTAACTAGGTTTCCCATTGGTGTTGGTAGTATTTTTAGTTTACCGTAACCGTTATCACCTTCCATCCACGTTTCCGTGATCATATGGCTTACACGATCGATATTTATATTAAGTCCTTCTGGATGATCAACTTCTCCGAGAACACTGTATCCTCCAGTAATTTGATCATTGAGAGTTTTGACAGCCCTGCCTATTTCATTTACAGGGTACACTCGCTGATTAGCATTGCGAACGCCACCTTGGATCATAATACCTTTTAAATAAAGGTCTTTTCCATCGTTGGCATTCTCAAGTACTATATTAGCTTGGTCGAATGTCAAATGCTCTCGTAGGTTTATCATCTAGTTTTCCTTAACCTTGCTTACTTAGCTCGCTTGCTTAACTTGTTTAGAGTTGAACCAGCTGCTTTGTCAGCAGTTTCGCCAGCGCCTTTTTTCTCTGCGCCATGCCCTGCAGGAACAGTTTTACCTGCTTTTGCAGCCTTGCCACCAGGAACGTTAACGTTACCAGTACCAATGTCTTTTGCGTTTTGATCGTTTAAAGCACTGCCTGCAATTTTCTTGCCTGCGCCTGTTTCTGAACTAGCGTCTGAGCCAGCTTGATTCAAGTTACCTGATGTGCCGCCCATGTTGTTTGGCTTTGCAACTGCTGACTTACCGTTAGTACCGTTGTCGCCCATTGTTGCTGTTACTTTTTCTACGTACTCACGCATTGTTTCGCTTGCTGACTTTTCAGTTGTGTCTTCTTCAACTTCTTTGTCATCTTCGTCATCTTCGTCTGCTGCTTCAAAAGCATATGACTCTTCTTCTGGCTCTTCTTCAGCATCCATGTCCATGTCGTCTTCTGCATCGTCGTCAGCTTCTTCGCCATCGTCTTCGCCTTCGTCGTCACCAGCCATCATTTTTCAAATTCTGCTTTAAGGTCGTCTAATGCATCTTCTAAGTCTTCAACACGATCTTCAACGCCTGCATCATCTTCTGCATCGCCCATATCGTCGTCGCCTTCTTCACCTGGCATCTCCATGCCTAAGTCATTAGCTAAATCGTCTGTTTTGTCGCCACCAAACGGCTCGTCGTCTGCTTCAACTTCAAATGTATCTAAGCTAAAGTTTTCGTCTAGGTCTTCGTCTGACTCATCTACTTCTTCATCATCAGCTTCGTCTAGGTCTTCGTCTGACTCATCTACTTCTTCATCATCAGCTTCAGCTTCGTCTTCTAGTAGTGACTCATAGATATCGCGTGATTTCTCAACTACGATCTCGTGAAATAATCTTCTGCTGCTGCCTTGTCTTCGTTAACAAGTAGCTCTAGCATCTTCTCAAATTTATTTTGATCTGACATTTTTTAACTCCTATAAATGTTTAGTTCGCACAGGCAAAGATACATGTGCGGGGCTGTCATATTGTATTTACTATTTATACAGAAATGTATGTAGAAATAGGCCCAAAACGACTCGTTTTCATAAATTTATGAAAACTTAAAGATTTTTTTTAAATTCTTCAACATTAATATGTTCTAAATTGGGTATTTTTTTAAACTCTTTTGGAATAAAGCCATTGTCTCCTAACACACGTATATATCTCTTTTGAGAATATTTTTGGCAAGTAATCATAGTTTGCTTTGTCCAATTACCGTGATATGTTGCACGTTCGTGACTTTTTTTATAGTTAGGTGTATCAGCATATATGTTATTAATTTTATCATCAATGCCTTGATAGTCAAAACCAAATATATAAATGTCTTGTGTATCGTGTGTACTAGCAAGCCATAGCGCAGTAGGGCCACTACTCCACCCTTTACTAGGGTTAAAGAAGTTAAACCCATTCATACCATTAAAAGAACGATTAGGATTAGTCCATACTGAATGACTATGCTGATAAGCTGCTTTATTAATTTCCAAAAATCATTTTGGTATCGACTGCAACTAAAAAGTCTGGGTCAAATTCTCTGTATAATGCATTACAGCCGTATACAGTTCCTTTGTCGTTTAGTTGATTTAGATCGATTGACTTTCGGCTAGTGCCATTACCTAGCACAAATGCTGTTTTTATCAATTATTAAACTCCGCCTGCCTCTGCGTTTGCTGCTAGACCATACATTTGCTTGA